TGAGACAGGTATATGACTACATTGATGAGGATTATTACATGGAGCATAACTTTGACAATGTTGAAAATGTTAGTATTGACTGTGATGGTTTTTATCTAAACAAGTTCCCACACATGGGGTGTGGTAAGGTTAGTCCTGGTGATCCTAAGGAGTATGAGAAGTTCCTTGCACCAGACTTAGCAAAAACAATTTACGATAGATTTGAGAGTTATAACAAATTTTTTAATTATTAACAGGAGAAAAAGAATGAAGATTTTAATCGAGAAAACAGAAGTTCAAGAAGTTCAAAGTATGATAGATTTGATGTTAAAAAGTGTTGGTATTCAGGCATTTCAGATGGCAACTAAGATGCTAAATAGCATTGAAGTTGTAGATGCTACGGTTCCTGATAAAGGTATTGAGCCAGAAAAGCAGAATAAGAAAGTATTAGATTAGAGTAATTATATGCTTAGCATTGTTGCTATTATATTTTTTACTATATGTTTAATATTAGAGATTAAGAAAGGCAAGAAATGATTTGTGAAAATTGCCAAAAAGAGTTTAGTAGTAAAGTAAGGTATGGAGACTTTACTGTTTTATGTGCTGCTTGTAAGAATGCTGAGACTATAGAGGAGGAGGAAACTCTTGCAGAGCATATGAATAAGTTGATCGACAGAGTAGCCGATGGGCTTACTTTCATTGATGAGGAGGATGAAGATGTTACCTGAAAAAGAGTTTAAGGAGAAATATGAGACTACCTACGGGCAACGTAGGGAGGAGTCTTTTCTTGATACTATCTCTGCCGAGGATAAAGAAATCTATTCAGATGTAGAGATATTGACTGGGCTGAATGTAGGAACTGCTAAACTAAATAAGTTCTTTCAGAATGGGCAAAACAAGGGCAGAACCTATGACACTACAAAGATAAGATTTATGAATGCCTTTAAAAGGTATATTGACAATAAGATTGTAGAGGGTGAAGCAGACGATTTATTTGATAGAATGTGGAAGTCAAGTAAAGGTGGTAACTTTAACCAGCTAAAATACCTGTTTGACAGAGTAGCAGGGCAAATGGTGAATGACATTGAGATAAAGACTGAGGGAGATATTAGTTTTACTATTGACAATACCAAAATAATCAGGAAAAAAGAAAAATAAATGGAAATCAAATACAATAAACCTGACTTCTTTCATCCTAAGCAGAGTGAGATATATGACTGTGAAAAGAAATACACAGTTGTTATCAGTTCTAACAAGACTGGTAAAACACTTGCTCTTGCCTGTTGGCTGAATGAACGTAGTATCTTAGGCATAGTAGGCAAAAGAGCATGGCTTGCTCCGTATGCTAAGACTGCTAAGATAGGTTATGATTTGATGGTTAAGATTATCAAAGCAACAAGTATATATAAGCACCTGAAAGACAGTAATCATCCTAATCAGTTTAAGTTTAATTCCAGTTCTCCCCAAAAAATAACCTATCCTAACGGAGCAGTTATAGATTTTGTGCAGGGTAATAATGTTGATGCAATCTTTGGTGAAGCATACGAGGACGCTGTTGTTGATGAAGCAACCAGACTCAAGCAGGAGGTTGTTAGTAGTGGAGATAGACAAACTATCATATGCCCAGCTTTCAAGGCACTACAGACTACTATGATCGTCACACAAGGGCAGATAAAGATTATCAGTAACCCAACGACTAAGAACAACTTCTTTTACAAGTGGTATCTGAATATTAAAGAGGGTAAAGATGAAAGAGCAGCAGCATTCCACATGAATGCCTTAGACAGTATAAAAGCAGGGTTTGTTGAACAGGAAGATTTTGACTATGCTAAAGAGCATGAGAGTGCTCACATCTTTAAACGTGACTGGTTAGGTGAAGTGCCTGATGAGGAGTCTCAAGTATTTATGCCAGAGAAGGTGTATGCTTGTGTAGACGATGATATTACTGAGAATATAGCAAAGGTAGCATTCTTTGGTGTTGATCTGGGCTTTACAACGAGCAACAGCAGTGACTACACCGTTGTTACGGGAATGAATGCCAGAGGGCAGGTAGTGTTCTTTAAGAGGTTTAAAGCAGAAGGTGAGACACTGATCAACAAGTTAAAGGCATATATAAACAATCGCCCAGCATATATTGATGCAACAGCTGGAGGTGGGCATACAGTTTATATGTTACTTGCTTCTCACTGCCCAAAATTAGAGCCGTATAAGTTTAGCAACACTACAAAATGTGATGCTATTGAAACACTGGCACACTACATTCACACCAATGCTATAACATACAAGAACAATGATATAATTATAAACGAATTACTTGGTTATGAGTGTGAGATCAACGACAAGGGATTAGCAATTTACAACAATGGTAAGAGTATTCAAAATGATGATGCTGTTATTTCTTTGTCTTTAGCAGTTATGAAGTATAAGGAAAGCACAGATTTAGGAGATGCACCAACTGGTGAACTCTTTGAGATAGACAATGGTTATGATGAGGAACCTGGTTGGCAGTCAGTGAATGACTACACATTCGATTATGGTATTTACTAAAGGGAAAAATAATGGGAATTTTTAATAACAAGCAAGTAACTGACAATACAAAACTTATCAATGCCGAGGTAGGCATAGTTAATACTGACTTTGTAATGCCAAGATTTAATCGTAAGGTAGCAGTTAATAGTTACACAGGCATGTGGGCTGCAGCAATAGACTACAATGCACAGGCAGCAGCCAGTGGCACTATACTCCTACACAGTAAGGTTAAGAACAGTAATGGGCAGAAGTGCCTATACAGAACTACTAAGCATCCAGATCTGTATCAGAGGTTTTACCTTAAGAGTAAGTTGATAGACAAACCATCAAGTGATGTTCAATACAAACAGATGGATAGTTTGGAAGAGTTTGAGATCGTAACTGGGCATCCTATTACCCAGCTATTTATCAGTGCTAATCCTATGCAATCTACCTACCAATTATTCCTTGATATTTATCTTAACCTTGAGATTACTGGTGATGCTTTCATTCATGTTGTCTCGTTCCCAGACGGAACACCTGCACAACTGTATGTTCTGCAATCACAGTATATGGATATTGCTCCAGCAAGAACAGGAATGGGTAGGTTAGTTAGTCACTACGAATATAATCGTGGAAAAGGAAAAATAACAAGATTTGAAGTGGATGAAATCATTCATGTGAAATACCCAAATCCTTCAAGTATCTGGTATGGCATGGGTAAAATCCAAAAGGGTTGGGAGTCATTCTTACTCAACAAGTTCTCACATGAGTTTGCTATTGCTTTGTATGCTAATCATGCAGTGCCATCTTACCTGTTGATTAATAAGAGTGGAACATCTGTTTCTAAAAAGAGATGGTTTAAGAACATGATGAACCAAAACCGTGGAGCAAATAGAGGTGGTAAAGTTCTTGCAGCAGATGCTGACATAGACATCAAGACTATTGCTTTCAAACCTGCTGATATGGCAGATACAAAGTTTACTATTACTGAGATTGCCAGCATATCAGGTTGCCCAATAAATAAGTTAATCGGTAACGATGCTATTAAGGCAAATAGTGAGGAACAGAATACGTCATGGTTGAGAAATACTATTCATCCTATGATGAAGTTAGTTGCTTCTACTTTGACTGAGCAGTTGTTATTCAGATATGGTATTAATCCAGCTGATGCATTTCTTTCTTACGACAATCCTGTGCCTGCTGACAGAGACTTCCAGCTCAAATCTGACGAGGTTTACAGCAAGACTGGTATCAAAACACCTAATGAGGTTAGAATTGCCTTAGGAATGGAGCCAGTGGGTGATGAGGGTGATGTATTATACTTTAACGGCAGTGAGTTAGGCAAAACACCTGAACCTATGGATAATCCTTTTGATCCTAAAGAAGATGATGTTGATGACGAAAAGATGTTATCAGTAATGAAAGAAATAGACGAGATCATAAAAGATATAGAAGTTGATAAGAAAAAGGAGGTAGTTCAACCTGTTCAACCACCTTTCACCATCAACATTACTAACTCAAGTGATGTAGAGGAAGTTATTGAGGATGAATAGTGAGGAATATTATTTTAGAGATAAGGCAAAAGAACTTCGTAAGTTTTATGCCGAAGCACTGGCAAGGCAAATAGAGAAAGAAATCCTAAAAGAGGTATATGAGAATAATCTTGGAATATATAAATAAGTAAGGGAAAACACAATGTCAAAAGAACAAAAAATACAATACAAAACTATGAGCATTAAGGCAGATAGTGATGACAAAAGAGAATTTACTGCCATGATTACTGATGAGTCAATAGATCGTGACAATGAAGTTCTTTTGGCATCAGGAATGAGCAAGAAAGATTTCCTAAAGAATGGAATTATCTTGTTTAACCACAATCCTGACTTACCTATTGGAACTGCTACAGCATTGAGACGATCTGGTGATGGATGGAAGGCAACAGGAAGGATAGCAGAGGGAGTTCAGAAGGCAGAGGATGTTTGGCAACTACTTAAGCAAAACATCCTTAAAGCCGTATCTGTTGGCTTTAAAGTTGATGAAATGAGAGTGCCTACAAAGAAAGATATTGCTGATTTTGGCAAGGGTGTAACTAACATTATCTCAAAATGGACGCTTTTGGAGTTCTC